TGCTGTTATGGAATATGTTAAAGACCGCATTGTTATGGGTATTAACAATAAGATATATGAAATATCTTCATCTGCGTCTACCCTTCCAAGCCCTGTATATACACACAGTGATACTGATATTGTATTCTCAAGCATTACCGCTTCTGGTCCAGCCATCTACATAGCAGGTTATAGTGGCACCCAGTCAAGCATATTTAAATTTACTCTTAATACCTCTGGTGTTATGCCAACTCTTACTACTGCTATTACTGCAGCAGAGATGCCAGTTGGAGAGATTATCCATAAGATTTTTTACTACCTAGGTTATATGATGATAGGTACTAACAAAGGAATCCGTGCAGCAGTTGTCTCAGACCAAGACGGCTCCATTAACTATGGTCCACTTATTGTGGAAACCACTCAGCCTTGCTATGACTTTGCTGCACGAGACAGATTCATCTGGTGTGCAACTGGTGTAGACGGAGCAGCAGGAGTTATCCGTATTGACCTTGGTAATGAGATAGAGACTCTACGCTTTGCTTACGCTAATGACTTATATGTAAGTGGTACATCTGGATATAGCACAGTAACCTGTGCATTTGCTGGTACAACAGACCGATTAGTATTTGCTACCACAGCAGTTAATGCTGGTTCAATAAACAACAAAGCACTCACAACTAACGTAGCAACCTTGACTACATCTGCAGCACACGGCCTAGCCGTTGATGATTCTGTATGGGTAGAAGGCGTTGACTCTACATTCAATGGTCAGTACACAGTTACTGGCGTACCAACCACTACAACATTTACCTATGCTAAGACTGCATCTAACGTAGCATCTACTGCCGTATCACCTGTTGGTAAGGTTAACAAAGTAGGTAGCATTAACATTGAAGCAAGTGCAACACTAACATCTACTGGCTTTATCACTAGCGGTTACATTCGCTATGGAACATTAGAACCTAAAAACTTTAAGCGTTTACTTGCTCGTGGAGACTTTACTAAAGGTTCATTAGTCCTTGAGACTGTAGATAAAGATGGTGTTGAGTATGACCATATCACCTACGAAGCAGGAGTAACTGCAGTTGAAGTAGGTACATCTAATCCTGATACAGCACAAGAGTATGTAGCCTACAAATTTATTCTTAATCGTGATGCTACAACTACTAGCGCAGGTCCTATATTTAAGGGCTATCAAGCCAAGGCTACTATTGCTACACCTCGCCAAAGAATTATGAGATTCCCTGTTTACTGCTTTGATATTGAAACAGATAGATACAATGTAGTATCTGGCTATGAAGGTAAGGCACTAGCAAGATTACAATTACTTGAAGGTGTAGAAGAAGGTGGCGATGTTGTCACCTGGCAGGACCTTACTACTGGCGAAAGTCGTCAGGTAGTTATTGAGCAAATCTCATTCACACGTATGACTCCACCAGATAAAAGATTTGATGGATTCGGAGGCGTAATTGAGATTACGATTAGGACAGTATAATGACACCGAATGAATGGGCTGGACTGGCAGTTGCCATAACTACATTAGTAGGAACGTTGGCAATAACAGTAAGACACTTAGTTAAATACTATCTGTCTGAACTTCGCCCCAACGGTGGCTCAAGTGTAAAAGACCAGGTCAATAGGTTAGAGGAAAAAGTAGAATTTTTAACAGAGTTAATGAAACAAATAATCGCTAAGTAAAAACAAGGGAGAAATAAGATGGCAATAGGAAGACCAAAACCAAGAACAAGTGGCGGCATATATAACCCTGGTGGAGAAAATGTTGGTATAGTTTACAAGCCTCAAGGTGGAATGTATACTGGCAGTGGTAACATAAAGCCTAGAACTATTAAGCCTCAAGAATCAGAAGCGTCAAAACAAAGAAAGATAGAAGCCAAACGAGATGCGGACCTATGGCGACAAAGAGCCTATGAAAGGTCACTTGCTGAAAAAAAGAATAAGTGAAAGCAGATAACTTTCCAAAGTGGTTTTATGACAATGCAACAGTCCAAGACTTTGAATCAGGACTAGCAGAGTTTAAGGGCAAAAAGAATCTTAAGTTCCTACAGATAGGTGTCTTTACTGGCAACGCATCTGCTTGGCTATTAGAAAATATTCTTACAGACCCAACATCGTTACTTGTGGACATAGACCCTTGGTGTGGTAATTTGCAACACGAATCAATTTATGACTGGAATGATATACAACAAGCCTACAAAGAGCAGATAGAACCACACGGTAAAAAGGTTCAAGCACATAAAGCATTTAGCGGAGACTGGTTAAAGAATAACCGTGAGGTTAAGTATGACTTTATCTATATTGATGGTGACCATCTACCAGAGTCAGTTACTTTAGATGCAGACTTATCTTGGGACTTGCTTAAGTCTGGTGGCATTATGGCATTTGATGACTATGAGTGGGACCATCCAGATGGTACAGATAAGAACCCTAAGCCAGCAATAGATGCGTGGCTAGCAAAACATAAAGATGATATTGAAATATTACGTATGGGATGGCAAGTATGGATAAGAAAGAAATAGACAACAACTGTCAAGGCTGTGGCTGTGACCCAACTGATATTTGTTGGCCTAATCAAAACCTATTAAGAGAACAATGGCTTAAAGATAATCCAGATGCAAAATATGAAGGATGGATGTCAATATGACAACTGTAGCCAAGAGAGCCACGCCTGCTGCAATTGCTGTGTTGCGCCAAGCGACGGCGTTAAGACCGAATCGCAAGAAAGCCAGCGATGGTCTGCTTCCATCTGCTGCTCACCTAAAACAGAGTCCTAACTCAGACCATAATACTGGGTATGCAGTAGACTTAACTCACGATATCGATGGTGGTATTGATTGCTTTGAGATATATGAAAAGTTAAAGTCAGACCCAAGAGTTAAGTATTTAATATTTCAAGGTAAGATTTGGTCAGTCAAAAATGGCGAAGCCAGATATACTGGTTCAAATCCACATAATAAACACTTACATATTTCCATCAAAGATAACTGCGGTAACGATACGTCACCTTGGTTTCCTTGGCTGGGAAAGGTAACAACACTCAACAAGGTAAAGGCTTCAGTCAAGCCATTGCCAAAGAAGGAGAACAAATGAAAGACTTAGTTGCTAAGTTAAAAGACCCTAAGACAAAGGCTGCTTTTAAATCTTACATCCGTGCAGTAATTGCATCAGCAATCACAATGGGCTTAGCCCTTGCTGCCGACCTTGCTCCAGAGCAAGCAATCCTAATTGGCGCATTGGCTGCTCCATTGGCTAAATGGGCTGATAAGACTGAAAAAGAGTACGGCATAGGTTCTAATTAAATACCCTTAATCGGGCTTTAAAGGCCCTTTATAGACCATTTGACCCTTGAGGTATAGGTAATCCCTATATCTTGAGGGTCTTTTTGTCATTTCTTGGCGTGTCGTGTGGCTTCCATAAGTCAGGGTTGTGTGTATAATTATCTTATTAATATAATATAATTAATATAATATAGGGGCGGAGCCCCTTATATAATATATAATTATAATATATAATATTACCTAATATATAATAATATTGGGTAGTCATATGTGTCGAGTACTCTCCTGTCCTCCGCTTGTGACTACCTAATCTAACTAAGACAGGAGTAAGAATGTTTAATAAAAAAGTAAATGAACTTATAGAAGAATTATCTGATTCAATATATCTTCTTAGTCAAAACATTAAAGAGTTAAAAGAAGAAGTAGATTATCTGTACGATAAATTAGGTCTTGATGATTAAACTTAATGATTATGAATTACCTGCTCACGTATCTTACTCAGCATTTACAACTTACTTAACTTGTGGTTATCAGTATTACCTAGGAAGATTATTACAAGTACCTGAAGAACCTAGCATTTGGTCTGCTGGTGGACGAGCATTTCACTTAGCAACAGAATTATACGACCTAGAAAATGAATGAGTTATGGGTTAAGGCTTGGGAAACTGAAACCAAGGATATTGATTTAAGTACTGCTCGTGTTGCTGGGCGTTCAACTATTGCTAACCCAAACAAGGAAGATGCTGTTTGGTGGAATACACAGGGTTCCAAGTGGGTAGACAACTACATCTCTTGGCGCAAAAATAATAAAGACTGGAAGATATGGACCACCCCACAGGGTATCCGTGCTATCGAGTTGGAGTTAAATCCCATCATTGCTGACGTGCCAGTGAAGATGTTTATTGATAGGATATTTGAAGTTAACGGACAACTTGTGATTGTCGACTTGAAAACATCCTCACGTAAACCAATATCTGATTTACAACTTGGCTTTTATAAAGTTGGTGTAGAGATGATGCTTGGTGTTGAAGTCAATCTAGGTAACTACTGGATGTCTCGTGAGTCGGGGACAGGAGAGATGATTGACCTTAGTAGATATACAAAAGATATGCTGGAATACTTTGTCGATGGATTCGATAAGGCTAGGAAGGCAGGTATATTCTTACCAAACCTACAATCGTGCAGTTTCTGTGGACTCACAGAACACTGCCAATTTACGAAAGGCAAATAATGGCAATCGAAGATTGGAAACTACAGGTTTCCTACAAGTCTCCTAATGGAGATTTAATTAATGTTCGTGCTAATACATCTGACGAACTATCAGTACTGCTTGAAGGTGTTAGCGATTATGCTACACAGATTGCAGCAACTGGAAAGTTATTGGCAGGTGCTTACACTGCAGCCCCTTTGGGGACCACTGGTTCAACAGTAGGCATTACGCCCGCAGTTACCTCATCAATCGCCCCGACATCGGAAGCGTCGCCTACTTGCGTACACGGAAGTCGGAAATTCTTGAGTGGTATCAGCAAGAAAAACGGAAAACCGTACAAGATGTGGGTCTGCCCACAACCACAGGGAGCGGACCAGTGCACCCCAGTAAACGGCTAATTCAAGCCGAACTTTAAAATATTGGTAAGGGGATTCTCAATTTATGGGGAGACGGTTTAGAGTCTCCTTACCATTACTAGATAGGAGAGATTAATGCGAACCCTTGTTCGTGCTGTAGGTAGAACAGATATTGGTGGTGAACCACTACCTTCTGTGTTCAGAGCATTTGATAGTAATAAAATTATTTTACGTAGAGCAGAAGTATCTATGCTTGCTGGTACCCCTGGTGTCGGTAAGTCAACACTGGCTTTAGCCTTAGCATTAAAGATGAAAGTACCAAGCCTATATATATCAGCAGATACCAATGCTCATACTATGGCTATGCGTCTTGCCTCAATGATTTCAGGTAAGAATCAAACTGATGTAGAAGGTTTAATGAATACAGATTATGGGTGGACTAAGGCAACACTTGCTAAAGGTTCACACATTGTGTGGTCGTTTGAATCTAGTCCATCACTACAAGATATTGATGAAGAGGTTCAAGCCTTTGAAGAACTATGGGGTTGTCCTCCAGTTGCTATCTTTGTAGATAACTTAATGGATATTGCAACTGATGGGGGCGAAGAGTTCGCTTCAATGAGAGCGATTATGAAGGAGTTAAAGTATCTTGCTCGTGCAACTAATGCTGCTGTCATTATTTTACATCATACTTCTGAGGCTGTTAGTGGTGACCCTTGTCAGCCACGTTCCGCCCTTCAAGGAAAGGTGGCACAACTACCTGCTCTCATCTGTACTTTGGGTGTTGTTGGTACTTCTATGGCTGTTGCTCCTGTCAAAAATAGATACGGCAGAGCAGACGCTAACGCTAATTTACTGACGTGGTTAGCCTTTAATCCTGAGTATATGTTTATGGATGATATACCAGAGAACATATAATGATTGTTGACTTAAGTCAGGAAGAAGTACGTGTGTGCACTATGTTGGCTACTGAGCGTTGGCTTACAAAGTTTGGCTCGATTGACAAACCTAACTATGCCCAAGGCAAAGCAGATGGAAAACTGGAACACGAATTGTTATCTAATGTGCGGGCTAATGTTTGTGAATGGGCAGTAGCAAAGCAATACAACGCATCTTGGAATGTCCCTTGGTACCCCAATGGCCTACATACTAGACGTCAATCCTTGCCCGATGTTGGAGATAGGTTTGAGGTAAGGTCAGTGCGGACACAAACATCTATTCCTTTTTGGGAAAAGGATTTAGACAAATTGATTTTTGGGGCGAAGGTATTAGATACAGATTACTACTCAAAAGTTGAGGTATATGGATACGTTGCGCCTACCCAGTATATGAAGGACGAATGGTATGATTCCTATATTAATGGCTGGCGAGTGCCAATCACTGAGTTCAAGGAGTAGTATGATACAAGAAGAAGATGATATGACTCAAGAGATACGACAACTTGTATTGCTTGAAGTTAATGCAGAGATACAAAACTTTATTAATAAGATTGAACAAGCAAAGATTAAACCTACAGATGAGTGGGGTGATGGTCTTAATCAAGGATTAGATTGGGCTATTAGAATTCTAAAGAAGGACAAGAGTGCATACTAGTGCCATCACAATCCCGTAAGCATAGAGGTTATCGTAGTCAAAAAGTTTTGGCTATGTACTTAGCGGAGAATGGATTTCCGTATGCCGAAAGCACGGGGGCAGGACGTAGTGGCTCTGATATAACTGGTTGTATTGGTGTTGATTGGGAAGTAAAAGCACGAACTGGGTTTAATCCATCTAGTGCTATTGCACAATTAAAGGAACGTGCAAAGAATGGAATTCTTGGGTTAGTTTGCCTAAGACTTAACGGACAGGGGGAACAGAAAATTAAAGATTGGGTTGTAGTCTTAAGACTTGAAGATGCAGTTAATCTGCTTAGAGAGGCAGGGTATGGTGATAAAAAATGATAACGACCTACCAAGTATCAGAGAAGTACTTACACACTACGGAGCACACATACGACAAACTTACGGGCAAGTTAATCTCAAGTGCCCATTCCACTCCGACACTCACCAGTCGGGAAGTGCTAATCTCAACAATAATATATTCATCTGTTTCGCCTGCGGAATGCAGGGTAACAGTTTGCAAATCATTAGTAAGCAAGAAGGGGTAAACATACGTGAAGCAAAGCATATTGCAGAAAGAATTACTGGGGAAGGCGACGGAAAGTTACGGGGCAAACATTTATCAGGCGGAAGACTACCTAAAAAACAGGGGAATTCCAGTGGAAATAGCACGGCTGGCGCAATTAGGCGTAGTAGAGGAACCTGAAGTTGGACACGAAGCATACAAAGGAAGACTATCCATACCGTATATTACCAAGACTGGCGTTGTCGATTTGCGTTTTCGGGCTCTTCATCCTGCTATTGAACCTAAGTATATGGGTTTAACTGGTGCTGAAACTAGAATGTACAACGTACTTGATATTGAAAAAGCAACAAACTTTATAGGAGTATGTGAAGGAGAACTAGACACCATCACTATGTCTATGTGTATAGGCATACCCTGCATTGGTGTTCCTGGTGCTAATAGTTGGAAGAAACATTACACAAGATTGTTAGCAGATTTTGAAAGAGTATTTGTTTTTGCAGACGGAGACCAACCAGGAACTGAGTTTGCTCGTAGTCTTGCTCGTGAATTACCAGTTACTATTGTTCAATTACCTGATGGGCACGACGTTAACTCAATGTTTGTACAAGAAGGTGCCAGTTATTTTCACAATAAGATAAATAATAAATGAACCTAGAAGACCAGCCACCTCATAATACTTGTAAGGAATGTGGTCAGGTCTTTGAAAGTTCCTTTGAATTGGTTGACCACTTGCTAGAGGACGACGAAGAGTTTGACCCATACCTAGTACTACCTAGCGGATATAGATTGATGCTTGGTTCGATGCTTAGATTTATTTATAACAACGCCAATAGTCCTGAACAAGTCAAGTTAATTACCCAGTCAACCTATGTAACTTTGTTTGCTTCAGAGAATGGCTATGAACCAATCGAAGAATTGATAGAAGAAATGGTGGTTAAGTCAGCATTAAAAGATTTTGATGATAGTCTTAAGACATTATTAGAAGAGGAAAAACCTACCAATGAAAGCGGAGAGTGAAGAGATATGGCAGATTATAACCCACTTGGAAAAACAAGGTTTCCAAATTTACTCGAAGGAGATTTACCAAAACACCTTGTTGTTAACACTAAAGATTCCCCTGCTCTTAACAAACAATTCAAGAAAGATGTAGAGGATACCTTTAATGAACTCGAAGAACTGCTCCTCAGCAAGCACCTTGATTACGGCCCGAAGAATATCAGCGAGTCACCTGGTGGACCTATCAATGGATTGCGAGTACGTATGCACGATAAACTTGCAAGGATTAATAACCTTGTTGACAACAGTAGAAACCCACAACACGAGTCCCTTGAAGACTCGTTCAAAGATATGGCTAACTACTCCATCATTGCTCTCTTAGTCTTAAGACGCCAATGGGATAGCAAAGAATGAAAGAACAGGAATTATTTGATTGGCTGAAGGCTGGTCATTACTCTGACTTAGAAAAATCTAGTAAAGAGTATGATGGTTTTGATTGCACAAGCGGTCATTATAAAATGTTTATTGAACTTAAGTCTAGGAATACTCACTATGATACTCTGCTACTGGAAAGAAAGAAGTTTGATTTTCTAGTCTTGACCGCAGATGTTCTTGGTTATACACCTTGGTATATAAACTCAACGCCTCTTGGTGTCTGGTCTTTTCCGCTTAAGACAGTAGTTAAAGATTTAGAATGGGTTGAGAAATGGTTACCTACTACCACTGAGTTTCAAGATAAATCAAAGACGACAAAGTTAGTTACTTTTTTACCACTAGAGTTAGGCATAAAATTATCGTGATGGATTGGAATAAAATTAAAGAATGGAATTATGTGATAGACGCTGTTGCTTCTGAGTATCACAAGAAATTTCAGATGGTTGAACTAAAAGATATTAAACAATCTTTATACCAATGGTTCTATGAACACCCCAACAAGGTAGAAGAGTGGGAAAAGATTGGCGACAAAGATGCAAAGAATTTAATCTATCGCTCTCTTCGCAACCACGCTTTAGACTATTGTCAGGAGTGGAAAGCCAACACAAGTGGCTACGAAACCAGTGATTTATACTACTATGAGGCTGGTTTGGTCGAGGCTCTGTTGCCTTCTGTCTTAAGGGGTGAGATAAATGTTGGACATAAATTAGATTTAGGTGGTGTCAAAGGAACCTCTGCTCCTGCTGAAGGTGGCAATCTTATGGCTATGATGATAGAGATTGATTATGCTTATTGGAAACTATCTAAGGAAGATAGAAAGATTTTATTCTTAAGACACGCAGAGTCATTGGAATATAAGTTGATTGCCGATACTCTTGAATTAGGCTCAGAAGATACTGCACGTATGAGACAACGTCGTGCACTTAATAGATTAATTCGTAGGCTTGGTGGATTTAAACCTTACAATGATGTTGACCTAGAAAAGCATAATGAAAATCATAGTGACGGCGAAGAACAACCTGCTAAAACTGAAAGCAAAACTGAGTAGGTCTTTCATTTGTTATCCGTCTTATAGAAACCTGTGCCCTTGAATTGAACAGAGACAGAGTTGAAAACTCTTTCTGCTACATCACCACATACACATTTAACTTCGTGGCTTCGTTCATCTACACTTCTACTTAAGACATAAAGTGCTTGACATTGATTACATCTATATTCATAAGTTGGCATTACTCACACCCATCTATCTCTGTCGGAGCGGTGGCTATCGCCCCGCATTCATCACATACTTGGTCTAACAAATACATTCCCACCTGCCTAGTCTCGGTGTCCCACATTACCTTTAGGTTCCACATCTTTGACCCACAGATACATACAAATGCTGGTTCGCCTCTTAAGTCAAACATCAGTAATAATTATTCTTAATATGAAACCGCCAAGCAGAGCAGGGAGTTTTATACCTATGCTGGATATATTTATAAGTGTGTAGCAACTGTGTCATAGGGTCTTTACTTTTCTCCTTAAGACGTTGACCAATTCCATATGCACTTGAACCCAATTGGTTCTTTGCAAGGTGGTCATATTTTGCCTCCTTATAAAATATCTTATCAAGACAAGCCCACTCTTTATCTTTCCACCCATATCCAACCCAAGCAATCTTTTTAGCCAAGGCTTTGTTAGCCTTCTTCTGCTCCATTGTAGCCTTTGTAGGCTCAGGAGTGGGGGATTTGTGTGGTGCTGTTAGTTTTTGTATAGGGAAAAAGATTAGGGTGATGACTAACAAGGCCGTAGCCACCACCCGTTTTCTTATTAACTTGCTTCTCTTCTGAGCCTTCGTCTGTCGAACTCCGTTAGTCCGCCCCATATGCCAAACCTTTCGTTGTTGGTTATGGAATATTCAAGGCATTGGGTCTTAACATCACAAGCCCTGCATATTCTTTTTGCGTCCGCAGTTTTCTCACCCGCTTCAGGAAAGAAAATTACTGGGTCAACCTCAGCACACAAGGCTTTCTTAGTCCAGTCAGGTGGCAACAAGCCTATGTCTAGGCTCATTTAACCAACCTTAAAACATCTTTATTCTCCCATATCTCAAAGACTTTGCCATAGTCTAGGTCTTCTGTTCTTAAGACAGAATGAGATTGGTTAGTATACAGGAATTCATCTTGCTCTTCAACGGTAAGGCTCTGCCAATTTTCAGGCAATTCGATACCGTCGGGTAGATATATGTCAACAATCTTAGTGCCTTTGACATTGTAAATCACAGAGAATTGTTTCACTTCTTTAACCTCGCAATCATTTTATCTTCGCAGTCTGAGCAGGTGTAGGAATGATACTCGCTATAATCATACTCACACTTGCACTCTTTACATTTAACTATGTCTAACTCTATTCCACTTAAGGCGTAATTATCTCCCATTAAGTAGCGTGGTTCAGGCATTTTGCACCTGCTTTAGTATGGTTTGCTCTACCTCATAGGTTAGATACTTAGCCATATCAGGATTAGTTTCCTCTAGCATAATATTCTTGGCTATTTCTATTGCCTCTTCTTGATTTAAAGCAGAGACATAAATACCGCCATCATAACTGACCCTTACCTCATAGTCTTTATAATCGCTCACTTGCTGTTCTCCAATTCTTTTTGTCTTTCCAACATCATATCCATATTACAATCGTCGCATAATGGTTTGCTGTTGTATTGGTTATACCAGTCAGGATTTACTATTTCCCAACCACAGAATTGGCATATATCTTTAGTCATTTTTTTCTCCTGTCAGTTCGACTAACCGTTCTGCTAATACTACTAGGCTTTGAAATAAATCCAAGCCCTCAATCTCTTGCTCCATATCCATTTCATTCTCCTGTCTTAAGACATCAATCGTTCTTGGATTTTGATTGCTGTTTGGTCATAACTTTCTGAGGCGTTTCCATCTGCCCCTTCAGTCCACACAATTCTTCTATGGTCTAGTCGAATTGTTGCACCAGTTCCGTATAGGCTCATCAAAAGACTTGCGCCCTCTGTATCTCTTACACTTGCTACGTATTGATTACTTGCGTCATACACTTTCCATTTAGGACTTGCTCCCATTTACTTTGTCTCCTGCTCTTTGTAGGTTAACTCATCTAAGTAGTGCTCTAGTGTCATAAAATCGTGCCCATCTTCGTTCCATTCAACCGCCCACTCAGGGGTTTTGCGAGAATTTATAATAGCACTATCTTCATCTTTCCAGTATAGTTCATAACCATTAAACTCGTCCCAAAATAATAAAACACTGTATTCTGTGTTTTCATATTTAAAATAAATATATCTTTTCCACGCAGTTTCTTCGTGTCTTACTCCAGTTATTTTTATATCTTTCGTTGCATTCATTTTGTTTTCTCCTGTCTTAAGTCGTTAGTTAACCATCTCACCAACGTGAAATGTATTTGAGTGATAAGAGATAAAGTCCTTGAAAGGTTTAGGTTGCCCATCAACTATCACAACTTTATTATCTAGGTCAATGATGGTGTGTTCATAACTTTCTTCACCACCGATTGCGTCAGCGTGTAGTCCATAGCCAGTTTCACTTGTCCAACTATCGCCGATTAATACACTAACCATAATTCTAGTAGCGTATCCAATGTCGTCCCATCTTGGCTCAGCCATAGAAATTGCATAGGCTAAGTCTTGCATTTTACTATCTCCACCCCAGTGGGAATAAAGAGTTAAGTAATTATCCCCTTGCTTGAAGTGAAAGTTTGTTCTTGCTCCCATTATATTTCTCCTGTCTTAAGTAGTAATTAACCGTAAATTAACTTGCCAAAAATTGCATATTGCACAATGAAATCCCCAAAGCAAGCGTCATAATCCTCTGTATCCAGTGGATAACCACCGCAGTGGGTTTGCCCTGCCTTGATTGCCAATTCATAACCACGTCTTAAGTCGTCAATCTCAACCACATAAGACTTCTCTTCTATGCTGTCATAAACTCTTACGGGTTGAGGGTTTGGCGTAATCTTGCCGTCCACTCTTTTCCATAGGTCTATGCCTTGGTAGTTTGGTTTGCGTAGTTTCCTGCACCAGTAATACATACCAGCACCGTCGCAACCCCATACCGCTTCCCATAATTCGCCAACTGTAAACGATTTGCTTACTGTTAGCGTCGAGCCTGTATCCATTTTTTCTCCTGTCTATTGCTTAGTAGAACGATAACACAATGGTGAACTGTGTCAAGCCAACTCGTTTGTGTTGTTTGCCTCACGTCTTAAGACGCACAACCCTTACAAATATTAATTGGATAAAGACAATCACCACAAACAACTAATTCTATTTCTTTATCTTTATGTCTTAAGACGTCATTCATTTATCATCTCCTAAGTAGCATTTATCCATAGTTCCCCAGCAGTATCCATCTCCTACCCAATTTAAATGGGTCGCTATATAATAGACGCCAGCCAGTAATGCGCCCCAGAATACGAGGCGCACCACCTTTCTAATCTGATAATACCTGTGCCCTCTGTTCATTTTATCTGCTCCAGCCTGTTAACAATTGTTCCGTTATGCAATCGGAGCAGGCTTTTATTTCTTGCCCATTTTTTACCACATCAAAAAGATTTTTCTTTTTGTTGCATTCTTGACACTTGCTTTTATGTCTTAAGTCGTTAGACATTTAACTCCTCCTTTGTAAAGTTCTCTTGAATTGTTTCGCCCCATTTTTTGAAACGCTTATACTCTGAGGGCTTAACGTAAATTGTAGGGCTCTCGCCGTCGTCGTATCCATCAATGGCACCACGTCCAAGGTAGCCCTCTTCTGTCCAGCCTATAACCTGACCGCCTGCGGTTAGTCTTAACCAGCCCCGTCTAGGGTTTCCGCTTGCGTCGTTCGTCGTTGCTATTCTTACCAGCATTTTTTCTCCTGTCGTTCTGTCTTAAGTCGGAAGGAATTTCCCTCCAACCCGTGCCCCGCTAGGTCGTGAACCTGCGCCCTCTGATTAAGGGTGAGGGGCTTTATGTCTTAAGACGTTATTTGTTTTCCTCTCTGCAAAATTTGCAGAACTTAAGCCCTGCGTTTTCGTCTTCTATTAATTCCTCCACGTCAAATTCATCACTGCACCCGTCGCAATCTTCAAACTCTAACTCTTCGACGTCGTGCACAATGATACTTAACTCAGTGATAAATTGGTCGAAGATTTTTGAAGGGTCGGTGTTTTCGTCGGCTGTGAAAGTAAACTCCATCACTCCACTGTGCCCTTCGTGAACTATCTCGACGCTGTGCTTATATTTTGTTGCCATTTCTTTTCTCCTGTCTTAAGTCGGGGAGAATTTCTCCCTAACCTTGTGCCCGTCTGGGGATTTGCACCCTCAGATTTTTCCACCTTGGCGGGCTGTTGTCAATTACCCTGCTGGGCTATTCGTCGCCTCCTTCTTCGGTTTCTAGGACGAATTCACTCTCACAGTTTTGGCAAACTGGGCGGGTGAGATTGTATGTCTTAAGACTTAAGCGGATTTTCTCACCGCATTGGCAGACCGCAACTTTATTATTCTTATTTCGGCCTTTTGGCTTTTCGCTATCATTGACCGCAACTAACTTTAAAGCCTCGGCAATAATTCCGAAAGCCTCCTCCCATCTTTTGATACAAGAAGCAGGCACTTTTGTGGTGCTCCAACCGATACGCTTGGCCTGCTCAATTTCTAGGCCAAGACTTTCAGCAGTATTCTTGAAAGTTTTGTTGTGATAGCCCTCTTGGCTGACGCCATTTCTTCCCGCTTTCAAATCTAAAGAGTGAGCGGTTTCGTGTAAAAGAGTTCCCAAAATCGCCTCGGCTCCCCTATCAAAAGATGAGGCAGAGATAAAGATTTCGTGAAACTTTTCGCCGTCTTTTTCATTAGTTCCCCAAGGTGTCCAAGGTGTAAAGGAGCCGTGAACTTTTGAAGAGCGTCCAATGGAAATCACGGCACGGGGTGCGTCGGTTTCTTTTTGGATTAAGGCGTGAGCCTCTTCAAGTGCTTTTACAATCACCGAAAGGTTTTCGGTTTTTGGTGCTTGGAAAATATCTCCAGCGGTTTTTGCTTTTGGTGCGGTTTTTGTTGCGGTTTTCATTTTCTTTCTTCTCCCGTCTTAAGAAGGAATTTCCCTCTTAATAACCTCAGCATATCCTACAATTGACCAATTGTGTAATTGTGTAGGTGAATTGCAGGTGAATTCTACCTGAGAATTATCTGAGAGATAATGTCAATTTGTCGACAATTAATAACCCCGCCGAATTGGAAGGGGGGATAGTCCAGCCTTAAATCAATCCAAGGAATTTATTTTTAAGCCCTTAGAAAATCCTTTTATTAAGTCTTAAGACAAAAAAGATAACCCTAAACCTCAACTAAAGGGTTAGACTTTTTCCAAACCGTTAGGTTTGCCATTTGACCCTAGGGTTATTTAATTTGCTTACTATAATATATATATACTTACCCTAAATTTTTCTGTTATATTCGCCCTAATATATGTATAATTCGGACATTATAAAAAATTATTAGGATTATCTGTTCGGTTTTAAGAAAAAAACAGGTTATCTATATATGTAAAGATAATATATATTATCTTAACGGAGTTGCCTCCGTTTGCTCTACGGCAACTCCTAATATATATAATAATAATATAATATATAGCAGAGGTCTACCGTTTTTAGGGACCGTTATTATACCGATTTAAAAGGGACACAGAGGGCAACCAAATGGGCAGAAAACCAGGGGTACAAAATATCCCAAAGGGCGAGGCTCAGAAGAAGGTTCTAGCCCTATTGGAACAAGGCTCCACAATTACCAACGCTATGTCAGCGGTAGGACGAAACGATGTCACCTTCCGCCAATGGTCGATGCAGGACCCTGAGTTTAAGGAAGCATCTGACAAAGCCCGTCTGGCAGGTAAAGGCTTTAAGGCCGACCTAGCCAACCTAAAGGACATCACCTACGAAGATTTCTGTAGTCAGTTCTTAGATACCCAGATATTCCCTCACCAGAAAAATTGGATTGAGTTGATAGAGGGTAAGGACCCATCTTGGATTCACCCCTCGATGGTTTACGAGAAAGCCTCAGACAAGCGCATCCTAATCAATGTGCCACCTGAGCACGCCAAGTCCACAACCATAACCTCAAATTATGTAACTTGGAAAATCGTAACCAATCCTAACTCACGGGTTATTATAGTTTCTAAAACTCAGAGTATGGCTCGAAAATTTTTGGGACAAATCAAGGACAGGTTGACCCACCCAAACTTTACCAAGTTGCATACCGCATTTGGTCCTAATGGTGGATACAAGTCTGACGCTACCCAATGGTCAGCAGATATGATTTATCTAGGCACAGGACGTGACTCTGGCGAGAAGGACCCTACGGTGCAGGCCCTAGGTATCGGTTCTCAGATTTACGGTGCTCGTGCCGACTTAATCGTTTTAGACGATGTGGTGATGAATGCAAATGCCCACGAGTGGGAGAAGCAAATTGAATGGCTTCAAAAAGAAGTCATCACCCGTTTGGGACGACACGGCAAGTTACTCATTGTAGGAACCCGTGTTGCCCCAATTGATTTATACAAGATGCTACGGGACGGTTCGCAATGGACAGGTGGTAAATCTCCATTTACCTACTTTGCTTGTCCTGCAGTTTTAGAGTTTGACGAAGAGCCAGAAAATTGGAAAACGCTTTGGCCAAAAACCGATAGACCAGAAATTGAAATTGACGAGCCAGGCGAAGATGGATTATATGCAAAGTGGGATGGACCAGCCTTATTCACAAGGCGCTCAGAAGTTACCCCGTCCGTTTGGGCGATGGTATATCAGCAAGAAGATGTTGTTGAGAACTCCATATTTTCGCCGACCTGTGTCGCAGGTAGCGTTAATGGAATGCGAAAACGAGGACCTCTCAAGCCTGGAGTCCCAGGACATCCGAAGCATATTGAATCTGCATATACAGTTATTGGCCTCGACCCAGCGATGGCAGGAGCCACAGGAGCGGTAGTAATTACTTACAATCGCACTGACGGAAAAATTTATATTTTGGATTGTGTCAATATGACCGACACTACTCCACAAAGAATCAGAGACCTTATCGAAGAGTGGGTTATCAAGTACAAACCCCAAGAGATAAGAATTGAAATCAACGCACACCAGAAGGCTTACGCCTTAGATGATGATTTGAGAAACTGGCTAGGCCAATACGGTTGCCAACTCAACTCACACTTTACTGGTAAGAATAAATGGGACGCATCTTTCGGTGTGGCCTCTATGGCTATGCTGTTTGGTAATACCCGTGACTCACGGTTTCAAGATAACAATGTTATTGAACTTCCTTCTAATGAAGGCTCAGAAGGTCTTAAGACATTAGTTCAACAATTAATTACTTGGAAGCCAGATACTAGAAACCCTACAGATACCGTAATGGCTTTGTGGTTTGCTATTATCAAGGTAAGAGAATTAATGCAACAAACTTCAACCGCTTCTAAGTTCGCTAATAATCGTTGGGCAACTAAAGCACAAAGACAACAAAGACACTCAATCGACTTAAATGAAGCCTTCGCAGAACAATGGGCTGAAACATACAGTTAGGAAATAAATGGCTTTAGACATTAGACAAATCGCTGCACGAGTTGAATCACTCAAGTATCGTGCATCAGAGCGTGATGCTCGTGCTGGAGATGTACTTGCTGTACGTCAAGGCAAAATTGCCGACGTTTATCCTGATTTTTTTCCAGAGGGCGTAGATGTAAATGTCGTTGCAAATTTTATTGATATTGTTGCTAGGGACCTTTCCGAGGTTATGGCACCTCTGCCTGCAGTCAACTGTTCTGCGGCGAATTCTGTTTCTGACCGTGCCCGTGCTTTTGCTGATAAGCGCACTCGTGTCGCTTCTAATTATTTTAACCATTCTGACCTTGCGGTACAAATGTACTCAGGAGCAGATAGATATATAACTTATGGTTTCGCTGTGTTCGTAATTGAACTCGACGAAGAAAACCAAATGCCTCGCATCCGCATAGAAAACTCTAGGATGGCTTATCCCGAATTTGACCGCTATGGGCGCTGCATTGCATTTGCTAAGTTATATTCTCTAACATTAGGTGAATTGTGTGCACAGTTCCCAGAGTATGAGCGTCAACTGCTTGGACCTATGGGCTATGACCAAGACCTAAATGGATTGATTGAGATTATACGTTATTACGATAAAGACCAATCAGTTATTTATATACCACGTCGTGATAACTTAGTTTTATCAAAAGCCAATAACCCAATTGGTAAATTAATGATTGTAGTTGCTAAGCGCCCAAACGTTGACGATGATATTCGTGGACAGTTTGATGATGTACTTGGTATTCAACTGCTTCGTAATCGTTTTGCTATGCTTGCAATGGAAGCAGCAGAGAAATCTGTGCAGTCTCCAATCGTACTTCCTAGCGATGTAAATGAATTACAACTTGGTGGCGATGCGATTATCCGCACAGCCAATCCAGCGGGTGTACGTCGTGTAGAACTTACTCTTCCACAAGGTGCATTCACAGAACAAACAATATTAAATCAAGAACTTCGTGTAGGCTCACGTTATCCTGAATCTCGTACAGGAAACATTGATGCTTCAATTGTAACTGGTCAGGGCGTACAGGCTTTGATGGGTGCATTTGATACACAGATTAAATCAGCACAAGCAATTTTTGCATCAGCCCTTCGTGAAGTAATCAGTATCTGTTTTGAGGTGGACGAAAAAGTATTCCCTGGCTCCAAAACTATACGTGGCGTAGATTCTGGCTCTCCATATGAGATTACCTACGAACCATCAAAAGACATCAAGGGCGACTACTCAGCCGATGTTCGATATGGAATGCTTGCAGGTTTAAATCCTGCCCAGGGATTAATCTTTATGCTACAAGCACTAGGTGGCGGACTTATCTCTAAGGATATGGCTATGCGTGAAATGCCATTCTCTGTTAACGTTGGACAAGAACAAGAGAAGATTGAAATTGAAAATATGCGTCAATCGTTGTTATCTTCAATTCAAGCATACAGCCAAGCAATTCCTGGTATGGCAGCACAGGGTCAAGACCCAAGTGACATTGTAAAGAAGATTGCAAACGTAATTAAACTAAGACAAAAAGGGACGACAATAGAGGAAGCAATTGCTGAGGTATTTGCACCAGCACCTGCTCCTGCACAACCACAGGTTCCTCCTGCTGGTCAGGCACAGATGGTTGAGCAAACGTCCCCTGCTCCCGAAGCCTCGCCAGTAGGAGGCGCTCTTCCACCACAGGAAGAAGCACCAGATATTCAAACAATTCTTTCAAGCCTTACCGCATCTGGTAAAGCAGGCGCAAGAGTCGTAACCAGAGGTTAACTAGGTGGGGGACAATGACAACTATAATTGGAATAGAGCACAAGGATAAATGTTTTTTAGTTGCTGATAGTCAGACAACTGATGCTGATGGTAAAATTTATTCTCATCCTGAAGTTAAAAAAATTACCGAGAATGGTTCGTTTTTAATTGCAGGTTCTGGTGAAACATTAGCCTGTGATATAGCGCAACATATTTGGGAGTCACCAGTTCCTACAAAGCAAGACAGAGAAGACCTTTATCGTTTTATGATTACAAAGGCAATGCCATCTCTTCGTAAATGTATGACAGATAATGGC